CACCATTTTTGTAAAATTTGTAAGAACCAATAGATGTTACTGATAAGGCAAATTTATTAAACCCAATAGTGTTTGCAGCTGTGTAAAGGTTAGTTCCAATATTTATTGAATTACCAATTCTAAAAATGTAAGATATGGGTGTTTCTTGTCTAAACTGACATTGATTGTATTCAGTTAAACTCAATGTTTCGTGTTCTAAATACAATGTATAATCTCCACTATAATCAACATTTAAGTTTTCATTACTACAACCATCAGCCAACCTCGTTACTGCACTTCCTTCTGTTGGTATGTAAGATGTAGCGTAGCTTCCGAGTTCATATTGAGCTCCAAATATTTCTATATTTCTACCCAAATCATCTCTGTCTGGATAAATTAAAAACCTATTAAATGAAGCACCAGATAAAGTTACAGTTGTAGATACTCTAAACCAACCATTGCCATAATCTTCAAATAATAAATTTAAATTAACCCCATTCACAATACCAGCAGTTACTGTTTGGGGATTAAAATTTTCTGATTTAGCATTGGCTACATAAAGTCTTACGTTTGTTGATGTCCCCGCTCTAAAAAAGAAAGAATAAGAATAATCTCCATTTGTTGTTGGTAAACCAAAATTATAAATAGATTGATTTACACTACCAGTATTTTGTGTCAGTAAAACGCTATTGTTTTCTCCAGTAGGCGAAACATCGTAATTTTGAGTTAATGTAGTTCCATCGGTTGTAAAAAAAGGAGTTATACTTTCGCTACTTGTTACATAATTAGTCCTAGCTGGCTCAAGTTTCAAAGCACCTTTACTATCATCCTTAAAGTCTATTCTTGCTTCTCCTTGCTTTGCTGTCTTTATAAGTCCATCGCTGTCTACATAAGTAGCTGTTGAGGCTCTTGTAAAGTCAAAAGGTAATGGTTTAAAGTTGTTGTTCTCGTCATTGTAAGCAAGTACAGAACCTTCTTTAGTTGCCCAGTTTCCGTTTCCGAATTTGAATGTATTTGCCATAGTTATCTTATTGTATATTCTTGTCCTGTTGCCATATCACTAAATGAATCCCAAGATGTTAATGCTTCTAATTCGCTGTCGGTAAGTGCTGTTTTAAATACTGATACTTCTTTTGTCTTTCCGTAGAATTCAGAAGTTCCATCCGCTTCGTCAAGGTTTAATGTGTCTAAACCAGTTGGAATAGTTGCATTTGTGTCAGTTAATATTTCAATACCATTTATCCATAATGCACAATCGTTTGCCTTGTATTTAAAAGCAATCTTATTAATTGACTCTATATCGTTTAAAATTGTTGTTAAATTAACTTGTAAGGAAGAATTTACTATAAACGCTTGAAGTTGATTTGTTGTATTTGTACTACCTACAGCTATTCTAAAGCTATTTGAACCGCCGTCACTTATTGAAATCCTTTTATATTGTAAGCTATTATCTAATAAAGCTATCTCCGCAAACAACACCCCTTCTGAATCGTTAAAGTCATCACTTGTTCCTGCTCCATATGCTGCCTCTACTGGACGTGTAACAGATGAACCTGATGTAGGTATGTAGGATGTAGCGTAAGAGCCTTGTTCTAGTTGAACACCCCAAACATAAACTCCCGAAGTTCCATCTGCTGTAAAATCTGGTGTATGGATATTAACGTATGTTGCGTTTGCTCCTATTCTCACGTATCTTGCAGAGCCTACTAATTCTTTACCTATTAATGTGCATCTAAACCAACCATTTCCGTAATCTTCAATCTCTGCGGAGTCATCACTAAAATCAGTACCATTAGATGATGATGTCTTTACAGTACCATTCGATAAATCATATACAGCATACAATCTACTCGCTGCCACGCTAAGATGAAAGAAATCATATCCGTTTGCTTTCACAAAAGCAGTTGCAGAGTAAAATGTATTTATAGTTAAAGTAGGAGGGCTGTTTACGTCTGCAAAATGGTTACCTGATGCAGCAGTAGGTGTAAATTCAGCAGCATTTACAGAACCATCAGGACTTGTAGCTGAATCATTAGTTACAGTAACTCTTGTTTTGGTATAACCATTAATATCTTCTGAATTAACAATTAAATTACTCCTACTCGGCTCTAAAAGTAAAGCAGGTTCGCTTTGTACTACTCCATCAATTAAAGGGTAGTCTAGTCTTGGGGTGTCTATTGCTACTGTTTCAATTAATCCTTCTTTGTTTACTCTTGTAGCTGTGCTGTTTCTATCAAATGTGAAATTACCATCACCGTTAGTTGGCAAAATACTATTCATACTGCCAACACTATAAGCAGTCGGTGTCATAAGTACACTCTGCGTGTCTGGCTTACTAGCTAATGCTTTATCAGTACCTTCTGAATTTTCGTAATTATCTGAACGTGTATAAAGTTTATTAGTCGCTGAAGGGTTAAAATAAACATCCCCCCAACCGTCTTTTTCAGGACTTCCCCAATTACTTTTATGATATATATTATTTGCCATTACTTTGTGTTCTAGCTTTTGTTTTAGAATTTTTTAAATACGATTGCAACAAACGTACATTTTTATTTTTAGGTTTGTATTTTTTTATAGTACCCATCCACCAAATAAGTCTTTATCAGGACTTACATCTTCGTTATTGTTAGTATAGTATTCAGGGTATTTTGAACCTGCATTAAAAGATAAATGGTCTATTAACCTGTCGGTATAATACTGTGCTGTATTTCTTTCCTTTTCTAGTAAGTAATCAACCTCATCTCTTGATGCGTTTTCAGCATTCTCTGAACTATGTTTAAACACTCCTTTGTTTGCAATGCTATAAGCTGCAAAAGGTAAGTACTCCACCATTGCCCAATGAATTAAACAAGGTTTTACCCATTCGTTTACTAAGGTTAAATAATCACCTGCTAAATCATCATCTATTATATGTTGCTTTATCTTGTCTATCAAATCTGAACCAAGATAGTTTTCTATGTGTTTGTCTTGCGCAATCTTAATGTATTGTATAAACTTGTCAGTATCTACATTACCACTCATCGCAGTAAACTTTACTATATCCTTTCGTGTTACTAATAGTGCTTCTGCCATTTCTTACTTGTTTACAAATCCTTGATTAGGCATATCCTTTGGTCTTGTTGCCACTTTCTTATCATTTACCTCTGGTTTAAACCCTTCCTTTTTTGCTTTGTTTACCGATATTTCTGCGTTTGGGTTTGTAGCATCTGGTTTAACTCCTTTACCCATATATGTCTTACGCATCCAAAAATGATGACAAGCACCACCGCCTTTGTATAACCATATATCGTAAGTATCTGCACCGTTTAAACCCCACCCTGCATTAACTGCACGTTGGCTCATTTGCATTATATCTTCTTTGCGGTATATCTTTTTTGATGACACCATCTTCTTGCAGAACTCCCTGCTGTTTGCTTGGGTTTTAAGAGGTGCGTATTGGTAACGTACCTTAAATTTTAAACCATCTGCCTCACCATCTTGCTCACTTCCTGCATTAGGTCTTGCAGTTCCTGTACTAGCTAACCCAATCATTTTGTCTAAGGCTTCTTCTTGGTCGTAGTCCACAGGTCTTTCATCTACTAATTCCCACTCGTCTAAATCTTCATCTTCTCCAAACTCTTCTAACAAGTCAAACATCTTGTCATCATCAAAAGACTCTTCCTTAGCCAATTTAACGCCTGTTTCTTCCTCTCTTGCTTCGTCTGTGATGGCATTATCAGTTTCTATAAATTCAAGCGGTTGTAGGGTCTTAAAATAAAGTTTTAAACTTATTCCATTTACACCTAAAATATCATCAATAGCTTCAATTATTAAGTCTTGATAAGGTCTAATAGTAATGTTGTGGAATAGTAGCGATGCTGTTTTAATTTCGTCTGCGTTGTTTCCTAGTCCACTATTCCCATCTCTAATACCTAAAAGCAAAGGTGATGTTACCCTGTGTGCTACCATTAATTTAGTAGAACATTCAGTAGATAGATATTCGTAGTGTGCAGGTGCATCATTTAACGGTACGTCATCAATAGTAGTTTTACTTTCTGCATTGTTGTTAAATGCTATAATTACTTTTTCACCTCTTGCACCTGTAAGTTTATTCATCACATCATTCTTGATGCTCATTTGTTTTTCTCTATCTGGTACACCGTTGTTAAAGTTTACAACCTTAGTTCCGCTAAATCCGTTTTGAACGTCATTGATTAAGTAGTCAGATATTTCTGATTCTAATTCACTATATGCTAACCCACCTTGATAATCCACAGGGCAGTAGTAGTCGTACCCAGATACATAACGCTTTACCATTTTTATTTCTGGTTCTTTACCGTTACCGTACCCAAATGCTGCTATCCTTTGTGGTTTGTCAGCAGGTTTCTTATTTCCCCAATCGTGATGGTAGTAATAACCTTCAATCTCACCATCTTCATTACATTTCTCTGCTCGTAGTGTTTGTCTTGGAAAGTGTTCACCTCTTACTACTTTACCATCTTTGTATAAGACTTGAAAAGATGCTTCACCTAGTAATTTAAGGTCAAGAGATATTTTACGCAAACAGTTATCGTGAAAGATAGAACGTAGTGCAGCATACTCATTTGTTTTTGTACTGCTGTCTAAGGCATCTAAACCTTTTCCGTATATCATATTGCTAACACCGTTTATAATAGCGTTAGAAGTCGTTGAATTAGTGTATAGGTCTATAAGGTATTGGTAGTAATTGTTATCGCTACCATAAGCTACCCAATCTTTCTTTTTGTCCTCTACAACTTTAGGTCTATTGTAAGAAGATAAACTAACAACGTGGATGCTGTCTGTATTAGCTTTTATTTTGTTATTTCTTGCCATTATAATACTATAAATTCGTTTTCTTCGCTATGTTCTGTATAGTCGGTATTGTTTATGCTGTAACTGCTTATTGTTTGGTTAGTGCAAAATATTTTATCTCTAAATATTAGTTCACTTCCTGCTTTAATTTCTAAAGTGTACATTGTATCTTCTACTAGTGTAAAAGTGTCTGTATGTTGGTAGTAATAGTCAGCCAACACAAAGCTAGTTACATCGCTACTGTAAATTTCTTTGTTTGTAGTTTCGTTCACAATCTTAATTGTGTAAGTTGTACCATCTACATAAGAACGTGGTATAAAACTGAATGTTTGGTCGCTATCTAAATTTTGTAAGACAATCATATATATACAATAAATCTTTTTGTTTTTTGTTAATTATAAAGCAAAAAAAAGGGCATCATTTCTGACACCCCTTAATCAAGTCAAATTCTAATTAAGCATTAGTTCCCTCTGTGATTGTTGCAGCTGCACTTGGCATACCTGCAAATGGGTCAGCAGCAGTAGGTGAATCTACAAAGTTCGCAGGTTTCAACTCCTGTGCATTAAAGGTGAGCGTGTAACCAGATAAATCAGCCATTGCTGCACCTGTTACGATTGTTCCACCAGTTACCTCTGCACCGTGTTCTAATCCCATAACGAAGACATTTCCGTTATAGTCTTCAACAGCGATATGCGGTCTTCCGTAAGCTAATAGTTTTACTTCTTTGTTATCTTCTTTAGATAGTTTCTTAAATGTGATATTTAAGGTCTGGTCAAAGAAAGTCGTTCCGTTTTCTCTTGATGAGGTTACAGCTTGTTCAAAACTGCTGTTCCCTTTTAGTTCATATTTATAAGCAGTAAAAGTACCTGACATATCTGTAATTTCGTCATCCGTTTGGGTTACAGTTCCGTAATCTCCGAAATCTGTAAAATATACCGCACGAATCCCACCAACTACATCTTTGCAAGGTTCTTTTCTACCACGTGTTAAATCACAAGCCATAGTTTTTTAGTATTAAAAAAGGGTGAGTAGGCTCATTGGCTCACCCACCCTCTTAGGTTATTTAATTAATTCTTAGTTTGCAGAGTTAGTGATTCCGTATGTTACGATATCTTCTACAATTCCGTACTGTACACCTGCGGTAAATCGCATTACTACACGTACGTTGTCAGAACCATCAAGGTCAGACATATCTAAAACTTTAACTTCGTTATGGTCAGCTAATAGCCCTGTTCCAAAGAATAAGTTAGATTTTTCAGCAGCAATAGCCGTGTTGTCAGCTAATCCGTTAGCTACGAATAATTTAACACCATCAAAAGAAAGTGAACCGTTATTAAACCATTGAGTACCTTGAGCGTTTGTACCTGCTGCTCCTAATCCTGAAGCACCAAAGCCTCCTAATGCTCTAATATATGCACGAGCGATGTTCTGTGATACATAAACGTTTAAGTCTTCACTTCCGTAAAGTGCAGAAGGGATAGCATCAACAATGCTTCCTAATTGTGCAATTACGTTTGAAGAATCAACAGTAGTTCCTGCAACTTCTTGTGCGGCAGGTAAAGCAGCATCAAGAGCAATTTGTGTAGTAAGTCCGTTGAATTGTCCGTTGTTAGAAGTATCTCCTGCCCAGATAGACTGTTCTGTTTTTTGAGCAACTTTAGCCGCTACGTGAGCGATTAAGAAGTCAGAAAACGAAGGTGGTAAATCGTGGTGTGCAGAATATCCCATCTGAATAGCTTCCCAATCTGAAATAAAGTCTTTCTTACAAAGTTGTAAGTTCACTTGTTGATATTCAGGTTGTAAAACTCTTTCAGTAAGTGTAATAGTAGAAGTAGGGTCAAAATCACAAGTTGCATCTTTTACGATTGCATCAGTAGATAATTTCTTGATTACTTCTTTAAACTTTACGTTTGGTTTAACAGTAATACCACCGTTGTCGATAGTAGAACCGCTTAATAAAGCAGCAGAGATGTACTGTCCTGCACTCTCTCCTGCATAAGTAGTTGTAATACTAGTTGTTGTTGCCATTTTTTATTTATTTATTAAAATTTCCAATTTTTCCGAGTACTCTATCAAATGTAGTAGCTACTCTTTTTTGTGCAAATAGGTTTAATTCTTTCTTTGCACTTGCTTCAGGGTTATGGGTGATTTTCTCAACAGGTTCTTCTGCTGATAGTTCTTCCTTAACTTCTTCCACAATATCTTCAACCGCTTCTTCTGCTAATTCCTCTGCGCTCATTTCTTCTTTTGGTTCGAGCATAGATTTA